TAGTCACGAACCAGTCCATTGGACTATTAAGTGCGATAGGTGGATGGAACTCGCTTATGAAATCAAACAAGATCCAAATCTTGATGATGCAAGTAAGTTAGGTTTAATCAACCATTTCAAGTATAAAGTAGAAGAAGCTTGTAATGTTGGGGAGACATAGGACGCAAGTAAGCCGACTCGGAACGGGTTCGTTCATCTCCTGCGGGAGACGCACAAGTTGACTGAAGGAACGGTCTAATCAACCTACTACTTTGGAGAAACCAAATGGCACAAGTCACTTATCGTGGTGTTAAGTATGACACCAACAGAAACAAAGCTCAGCAAGCAAAAGAGGTCGAACTCACATATCGTGGTATCGCTCACGCTAAGTAATGTTAGTCACAGCAGAAATTTTAGCAGCATCTGCTATATTTCTAACTATCATTTACGCTGAAGCTAGGTTCTTGTACGGATACAAGTTCTAAATTTTAAAGAGAGGTTGCTACCTCTCTTTTTTTATGCTATAATAAAGAATAATCATTTTTTTTATATGGATAAAGAAAAATTAAAATTAATTGTTCGTAATCTTGAAATGTTAGTTGATTCATTAAAGACAGAAATATATTCAGATGTAAAATCATATAAATTTGATGACATTGATCCAATTGAACTGGATTATGATAAAGAATACGAGGGACCATGAGAGCAAAAAGATTAGTCAAGATGCTTGAAAGGTTATTGAAGAAAAGAGAACTCTTTGATGAAGAACAATTAAAATTAATACAAGAACAACTAAAAGTTGCTAAAAATGAGTTAGCAATGATTGAAGAAAAAACATCAAAAGGATTTAAATGAACGTATCACTTATAAGCGTATCTCCTGATGCTGAAAAGCACATGGCATATTGTGCTCGTGTGAGTAATCCGAATAATCAGGAAAATGACAACTATGCAGGTCTTTTAAGATACTGTATCAAACATCAGCATTGGTCAATTTTTGAGCAAGCATTTATGACTCTTGAAATTAATACTACAAGAGGACTTGCTGCACAGATATTAAGACATCGTTCTTTTACATTCCAAGAGTTTAGTCAAAGGTATGCAGATACAAATTTATTAGATGCAAATATACCATTACCAGAATTAAGAAGACAAGATACAAAGAATCGTCAGAATAGTATTGATGATATACCAGAGAAACAAATTAAATTCTTACAAGATAGAATTCAATTATATTTTAATGAAGGAATGGACTTATATAATGAACTATTGAGAGAAGGTATTGCAAAAGAGTGTGCTCGATTTGTACTGCCACTTGCAACACCAACTCGTCTTTATATGTCTGGAAGTGTTCGTTCTTGGATACATTATATTGATCTTCGCTCTGGACACGGAACACAAAAAGAACATATGGACATTGCAAATGAATGTAAGTCGATATTTACTGAGCAGTTTCCAACTGTATCTGAGTCTCTGGAATGGGTCTCTAAATAAAATACAACGTAATTTAAACTATGGCAACATATCCTGTTATTAATAAAGAAACTGGTGAACAGAAAGAAGTTGTGATGAGTATCACAGAGTGGGATCAGTGGTGTAAAGATAATTCTGATTGGAAGAGAGACTATTCTGATCCTTCAACAATGCCAGGTGTTGGTGAAGTGGGTGAGTGGAAAGATAAACTTCGTATGAAACATCCCGGTTGGAATGAGGTATTAAGTAAGGTCGGAAAAACACCTGGTGCTAACGTTAGAAAACAGTAATGGCAAGAAGAAAAAAAGGATCTGAACCAATTGGGATTGGTTACACATCAAAACAAATGAAAAGAAAGAAACCTGTAAATTCTGATTATCTTGTTAAGATTGAACCACTTACAGATAATCAAAAATTACTATTTGATGCGTATGGTAAAGGTCAACATATTGTTGCATTTGGATGCGCAGGTACAGGTAAAACATTTATCAGTTTATATAATGCGATTCAAGATGTATTAAGTGATAAAACACCATATAATAAAATATATCTTGTTCGATCTCTGGTTGCAACAAGAGAGATTGGATTTCTACCAGGTGACCACGAAGATAAGGCAGACATCTATCAGATACCATATAAAAATATGGTGAAGTATATGTTTCAAATGCCAAGTGATGCAGACTTTGAAATGTTGTATGGCAACTTAAAAGCACAAGAGACAATTCGTTTTTGGAGTACATCTTTTCTGAGAGGTACAACATTAGATAATGCAATTGTGATAGTTGATGAATTTCAAAACTTGAATTTTCACGAATTAGATAGTATAATAACAAGAGTTGGAGAGAATAGTCGAATCCTCTTTTGTGGTGATGCTCGTCAATCCGATTTAACAAAAGCAAATGAACGAAATGGCATTGTTGATTTTCTCAACATCTTGCGTAAAATGAGTTCTTTTGATATAATAGAGTTTGGAATAGATGATATTGTCCGTTCTGGTCTTGTTAAAGAATATCTTACAGCAAAAATTGAATTAGGAATGTAATGTTTGATCATATTGATATAAATCTCCCAAAGTTGGAGAGAGAAACTATAGATGGTGTTCGTTACTATTCTGTACCTGATGAAGATGAACTCATCAAGTTAGTTTCAATTACCTCAATCACGAGTCATTTTAATCGTGAGATATTCATTAATTGGAGAAAAAAAGTAGGTGATGAAACTGCAGACAAAATTACAAAAGCTGCAACAAAGCGTGGCACTGATATGCACACACTTACTGAACATTATTTAAAAAATGATGATCTTCCAAAAACACCTCCAATCTCTGAGTTCTTATTTAATATTTCGAAGCGTGAGTTAAGGAATATAAATAATATACACGCATTAGAGGGTTCATTATACAGCAAATACCTTGGTATTGCTGGAACCGTAGACTGTATTGCAGAGTATAACAACGAACTGGCAATAATAGATTTTAAAACATCTAAAAAACCAAAACCACGAGAGTGGGTAGAACATTATTTTGTTCAATGTATGGCATATGGTTGTATGTTGTATGAAATAACAGGAATATCAGTTAAAAAATTAGTCATTATAATGGCTTGTGAAAATGGAGAATGCGTCGTTTATGAAGAGTACAACAAACAAAAATACATCAAACTTCTCAAACAATATATTGAGAAGTTTGTTAGAGATAAATTGCGAATCTATGGAACCTAACAAAGAATTAGAAAAAGCCATTGAGAAGAAATTTTTAACTCCATCCAAGTTTGCGATTGAGATTGAAAAGATCGTGGCAGAAGAAAATTTAAATTACATTGATGCAATTTGTCATTATTGTGATGCGAATGATATTGAAGTTGAATCAGTATCAAAGTTAATGTCAAAACCATTGAAGGAAAGATTAAAATATGATGCTATAAATTTAAACTTCATGAAGAAGACATCAAGATCTAAATTACCTTTATGATGGAGACTATCGTTGGTGAAGGTTTTGTAGAACCATTTCCTCATTTAATTATCAAGAATTTTTATAATGAAGATGAATTAAAATTAATATGGGAAGAACTTACATTTTATACAAAACCAGGTAAATTATTCGATGCTAAAGAATATGGTGGAGCAATTAATCATACAAATGCAAAAGCTTTGGTATTAGATTTAGTATATAAAGATAAATACCGAGGATTGTCAAATATATTAATTGTAAATCGAAAAATTTTTGATGATCAATTAATGTCGGCATTTTCAAACATACACGATTCTTGTAATATTGCACGAAATGTTAATTATGATTGCACCAAAGTAAGATATTATCATAATGGTGAATATTATAAACCACATACTGATAGATCAATACAATTTTTAGGATTTTCATATTTTTTTAAAGAACCTAAAAAATTCACAGGAGGAGAGTTGTATTTTCCCAAGTATGATTATGAATATAATTGTGAAAATAATTCATTAATTATGTTTCCTGGTTGGGTAGAACACGGTGTGACTGAGGTTAAGATAAAAGACTCTGATTATTATGCTGGACAGGGGAGATATGCGATTACATCCTTTTTCTCTAATGTAAAAGAACCTATGCAATAATTATTATGAAAGTATCACAATCTGAATTGACACATCATCGTCTTCAAGCGATGTTAAGAGAGCATAGTTTTAGTGATTTAGAATATCTAGGTGTCAAACCTGATAGTATTGGAGTTCCGCAACATTGGTATTTGATAGGTGGACATGAAGTGCCTGTTGATGCTATTATGGAATTAGATAGTCAGGAAGTAGATGAAAGTGACACCATATGAGACCTACCAGACATATCTTTCAATGAAGAGTCATTTTACGAATCGTAAGTATGACTTCTTTAAGTATGGCGGTAAGTCGAGAGCAACAGTATCCTCCTTCAACAAGAGGAAAGATAAGTATTGGTTTGAAAAAACATCAAGAAAATATTCAGATCAAGAGATTACAGATTTTTTATTATCTAATTTTATAACCACAGATGCACCACAAAACTTATGGATTGGAGAAATAATAAACTCTGGAGAAAGAACTTATTCAGATTGGATGAAACGACAACAGAGTTTAACTTACTTATTCAAAGAACAGTCAAAGGAATTACTTTACGAAAACGAATTCGATCAAATATTCAATTGCTCGAAAGGTCATCCACTGATACTCAAGAAATATCTTGGTGGCGATCTAAGTTTAGAAACTTTGACAATATACGAAAAAATATTTTTGTTTCGAAAAAACTTCG